TTTGATCTTGTTTTATACGATCAGTAATTGGTTTTGCGGCTTCAGGTAATAACAATTCGCTTCCGATCTTCAATGCTCTTTCTTTAATATTTGGATTTTTCTCTCTTATACCTTTAAGAGTTTCTTTCCAGTTTTTACCACCAAATCTTCTAGCAACTTTCTCAAGAGTGTCGCCCTTATTAATTTGATATAGGTTCTGAATAGGTTTTTGTTTTTCTGGTGGTTTTCTATCACGAGGAACTTGTCCAAGATAAGAAGCAGTTTTCGCATAACGCTGATGAAATGGATCATCAGATTGCGCTGGAGCATAAGGACCAGCTGAAGTTGGTTTTGGATTAATTGCAGATTGTGGTACACGATCTTGTATTTTCTGCTGTGGTACACGATCTTGTATTTTCTGCTGTGGTACACGATCTTGAAGTTTTTGTTGCTTTGGCTCAATGTAAATCATAGAACCAGGAGTTGTAATTCCAGGACCACTGGGAATTACATCAGAGGGTCTTTCAGGTCTCAACTTTGGTTTTGGTATAGCGGTAATCTTTTTACCCGATTGATCATAACCAGCAGCAGTCAAAGCACTATTGGGTTTGCTAGTCACTAAAGGTTTATCAGGTGTAACAATTATTGGAGGAGTTTTTAATGGATCAGACTGCTTTGTCTTGTAAGGACCAGAACCTGGCATTGGTGGTTCATTACCAGCTTCTGCCGCAGCAAGACGATCTTTAATTGAGTCTGGATATCCAGCAGGAGGCGAACGATAATCTTTGCGAAGTTTAATTTCACGCTGAGGATTTATTTTATTGGTAACTTTTGAAGGATCAACAGTTTGTCCGTTACCAAGATCATATCTTGAACCAGTAAAATCTACATTATCATTTGGTGTAATTCTACTTGTTCCATCAGCAGCGGGCATCGGAAAAGTTACTTGAGTAGGTTTATCTGCCGCTACTGGTGATGCTTTTGGTGCATTAGGATTTTCTTCTGGTGGTTTTATACCTTTAGAAAGTAATCTCATCTTTGTGTCATCACCAAACTGTTTTTTTGGTGGAACATCAGGAAAAATGCGATTTGTTTTTTGTGGTGGTGGTAAAGGTTTATCCACTTGTATTTCAGACTTAGGAACTCTATCTTGAATTTTACCATAGCCAAAAAAACTTTTAATGTTATCTGTAAAAGAATTTTTTGAAGTTTCAGCTTTAGGGGCGTCTTGATATTTATCAAATTTTGGAACTGGAAGATCTTTTGTTGTTTTCCAAGAATTAGATACTACTTTTTCATTTACTGGAATGTCTAATCTTTTTCGCTGAACTTGATTTCGTCCTTCATCAGCGGCGGATTGTTCTAAAATATCTCTTAGTCTTTTCATTATTTCTTACCTGTTGGTGTTTGAGTTGTTGTTTTTTCTATTTCTTCACCATTCATTATTTTTGTGATTTTCTCTTGCCCGCGAGTCCATGCTGCAACACCAATGATTGCTGCCATAGCAAGATGATAGAAACCGCCTTCTTTCAGCGTAATGGGATTCCATTGCTGTTGAGAGAAATACATATAAGTTGCGGGGAAAATAATGAAATCAAAAATACAGACAGCAAGATACTGCCATGCAATTGCAGGTCTCCAATATTGTTTGATCCAGCTTTCTTCCATGTTTACACCATTAGTTTGTTTAAAGTATCAGTATTGATAGAACCTGTTACTGTTAAACCGTTTTTTTGTTGAAATTCTTTAACTGCTTGTTCTGTTTTAGGACCAAACGCTCCATCAGCAGTTATCTTAGCGCCCTTCCTAATTAACATATTTTGAAGGTCAGCAACGTAAGGAGAGTCATCACCAACTTTAGCAACCACGATAGGTGGCACAATAGGATCCATTGGTTGTGCAGGAGGTGGAACAAAATTGAAGTTTTTAGGTATAATTTGTTTAGATCTAGCCAAGTATTTTTTACGGTCGTCGAACCCGTTTAGACCACCGTTAATACGACGAGTAATGAGCTCAACATTATCAGCGTCAGCAAGAGCGTTAAGCTTTCTTGACTGCCAATATTCAAGAGCAGTTAAAACTGAAACTTCTGGAGTCTCAGCAAGCTCAGGATTGTTTTCAAGATCCATACCAATCTTAGCACCGATAGTGCGGTAGTTTGCTCTGCCTGTAAGTTGGAAAATACCACGACCTTTGTAACGAACACCATCTCCAGGCTTTGTGTTACCTAAATCTTTACGACCTTCATAAGCAGCGCCGGAGGCATATTCTTCAAGTGTGCGGAAAGATGCAGATTCGTGAGCAGCTTGTGAAAGAAAATGACATACACGCAGGTATGTGTTTACTTCATATTTTGGCATATGAATGTTTAGATACTGAACCAAAGGATCAATAATCTCGTCCTTTGAGTTTGGTGCTATTTGCTTTATTTGTTGCTTGGTTATCATGTTGCTTGTAATCCTATTACCCACACGCGAACTTCACCTCGCGCGCCTGTGTTTGCTGCATTATTAGATGCTCCGCCACCGCCTCCTGGGATAATTCCAGCGTATGCGCCCGAAGTGTTAGCAGCACCGCCAGAACCTGCAAATGCAGAAGTTCCACCAACCATTGTTTGGTTGGAGTTTGCAGCAGCGCCACCACCACCGCCGTATATTGAATTACCGCCAGAGTTAGCATTTCTTGCGCCACCACCGCCTCCAAATATACTTGATCCACCAGCAGCACCAGATGCATTACCACCTCCACCACCTCCGTAAGTTGATGCGCCTCCAGGAGCTCCTGTAGCACCACCCAATGGAGTTCCACCTGCTCCAGTAGTAGCTCCATTACTGAATGTTCCACCACCACCGCCTCCAGTAGTTGGAGATGCACCCGCACCACCACAAACAGTAAAAGATCCGAAAGAAGAATTTGATCCGCTACCAGCAGTGCCTGTGGCTGTTGTTGTTGTTCTAGAAGCACTTCCTCCTGTACCAACAGTTACTGCAACAGTTGTTCCTAAATCTGACAATTCATATGTTATAATACCAGCACCACCACCACCACCACCAATTGAGACAGTGTTGTTAGAAGAACCGCCACCGCCACCAGCGATAGCATAAACTATTACTTGCTCTGTTCCTGTTAATCCTGCTGGAGCTCCAGTTGTACTTTTAAAAAATACACTAGAAGGGATTAATGCAATAGAACCATCGCTTGGTTTTCTCCAACCGACCTGAAATCCATCACCACCTCCACCTTCTTGCATTCTTGCTCTAAACGTGTAGTATTGTCCAGCTGTTAAACTTATTGAGCCAGAAACTTGTCCTACGCCAGCCGTCCATGAAGCTGCGAACCCGTGACCACCATAAAAATTAGCAACATTAACACCATTTACAAAAACATCCATAGCATCGTCGCCATCACAACCAAAAAAGTATGTACCAGTTTCGGGAGCAAGTATATATCCCTCTACCATCCAAGAAAATTGACCAGCCGGAAGATATGCAGGTTTAGATCCTGTAGCACCTCCAGCTCCAGTAGTAGCTACATCTGCCCAATTTATGGTAGTAGAATGTGTTCCGGAACCACCGAAAGTTACTGTTGGACTGACTGTTACAGTGTTAAATAACGCATCTAATCCAGCTTCAGTCGTTGGGTTTGTACTTGAACTTTGTGTATAATATGTGTAAGTTAAACCAGCCGATGCATAATATGGGTTATTCCATGTGCCGCTAAGAGCAAATTCTTGATAATCAAGGATTCCACCATAAAATCCATTAAACGATTGACCACCAACAACCAATAATGGAGTATTTAATCCAGAAGAATTAGCTACTACATTACCAACAGTAATTACAGAGCTATTTACTGAGGAATTGCCTAAAATAATTGCATTGTTTAATACGTTTAAAGAGTTTACAATAACGCTACCAGATAATCCTGTATCTGTTACTGTTGCATTAGCTACATTTAATGTTGACATTTTAACCTGCTGTCTTTGTTACAAACACACGAACTTCGCCGCGAGCGCCATTGCTACTGATACCTGCTCCACCACCTGGAGCTGTTGCAGCTATTGATACGTTGCCACCTTGACCCCCAAATATCGAAGAACCACCTGGTGTGTTGTATGAACCACCGCCTCCTCCAAAAATTGAATCACCACCATTTCCAGTACTGTAATTGGCACCACCACCACCACCATAAACAGAGTCGCCCCCTGATTGGTTGTTATTTGCTGTAGTTGATCCAGGTCCTGCACCACCTCCTCCTCCAAAAGTAGATGCTCCACCAGTAGCACTCGCTGCTGTTCCACGAGCACCACCTAAAGGATCACCACCAGCACCTAAAATAGTTCCTGCACTAAACCAACCACCACCACTACCTCCTGCAGCGGATGTGCTATTAGCAAAAGATCCAGCTCCACCATACGCTATTATTGAGAAACTACTATTGGACCAGAATATTGAATTACCACCACTTGTAGCATTACCAGCTGCAGCTGCTGATGCTGCAATATTTGATATTCCTCCTGCACCCACCACAACATTACAAATAGCATTACATTCTCCAGCAAGCTTGGAGACTATAACACACGCTCCACCCCCACCGCTGCCAGAACCTACGGCTGGAACGTTTGTTCCTCCACCACCACCACCCCAAAGCATGATTGTTACTAAATCATTAGCAGTAGCCCATGATGGTTTTGTCCAAGTTCCATTGGCAGTAAAAATTTGTGCGTTTGATATATTTGAACTGTTTGATATGCGGTCATAGGTTACACTATTATAAGTTAAATTAGAGGTCGAAAACGCAGTAGTATTAATTGTTGTATTAGAAGTAGAATTTCCTAAACTAATCGCAGTTGTGTTTATTGTAACATTTGCTGTGCTATTACCAACTATCATAGTTGTTGTGTTTGCTTGAATAGTCAAATTACTTGTAGCACTGGTAATAATTAAGTTACCAGCAATAATTACACTATCTGTCGATAATTTAGCAGTATTTACTTGTGACATGTTTAACCCTTATGCAAACTCTATAACTACCAATCCATTACCACCGTAAGATCCTGAATTTCCAGAAGCTGCGCCTCTATTACCACCAGCAGCAACACCGCTTATATAATCAGCATCTGCAGTTCCAGGAGCAGTAGTAGATCCGGATGAACCTTGAGTGTTTGTTACTGATGTTGCGCCAGTAACGTAACTTGAACCGCCACCTCCTCCAGCACCAGAGTCATCGTTACCGTTACCGCCACGACCACCACCGCCGCCTCCGTAGTAACCAGCACCACCACCACCACCGGAGCCACGACCACTTTCATAGCCGCCTCTTCCGGATAAACCTGAAGTAGATGTTATAATACCATCGGAACCATTTAGAGCAGCTGCTCTACTTGCGTTGACAGCATCACCACCGACAAGATAACCACCATCTGATGCATTAGCACCATCACCATTGCCACCAGAACCGCCAGCAACTTGAGATCCACCACCACCGCCTGCAGCACCACCATTGCCGCCTGATAGACCTGTAGTTCCACCACCACCTCCACCAGAACCGCCAGCGACTGTGGCATCACGACCACCACCTCCGCCGCCTCCACCACCAGCTATAAGTAACGGAGTTGAACCTCTGAAAACACCAGACCAAGATCCACCTGAACCACCACCGTTTGGTGCAGTAAGCCCACCTTCTCCACCTTCAGCAGTAAATGCAAACAATGTTTCGCCAGCAGTAACTGAAACTGTACCTTTTACAAATCCTCCAGCACCACCAATACCACCTAAACCATCCCAAGAAGCGCCTCCGCCTCCTCCACCACCCCAAAGTTTAATTGTGGCTGTTGTGTATCCTGCAGGAACTTTTACTGCTGTTTCACCAGGAGTAGTAAGAACGTATCTTGTTTGAATTTCGTCTAGATATCTAAATGTGTATACTCTAACTTCGCCACGAGCTCCAGCACCAGTAATAGTTCCACCACCACCAGGAATTCCGGCAGTAGTATTAGTTGCATTAGCACCACGTCCACCATATATGGATGTTCCAAAAGCTCCGGTAAAAGTACCACCACCACCGCCAAAAATAGAAGAACCAGCATTAGATGTATTGAAACCGCCACCACCTCCACCATAAACTGAGGATCCGCCTATACCGCCCGTAGAAGAATTTGATCCAGCTCCACCACCAAATGTAGAAGTTCTTGTAGATTCTGTCGCACTTATAGTTCCTCCTAGTGGTGCACCACCAGTAGCTGCAACACCCGTAGATGTTCCAACACCCAACCAACCGCCACCAGCACCACCGCCTGTGGCAGTAGTGTTAGCAAACCCACCAGCTCCACCGTAAGCAACTAAACTGATTGTGGTATTAGCATAAAAAATAGAGTTTCCACCATTGTTTCCTGGATTTTCGTCGGCAGGTGCTGCTCCACCTACTCCAACAACAACGTTACAAACAGAATTACACTGAATTGCTTTGAAATACCCTTGCACATAAGCACCGCCTCCACCGCCAGAAGCAGTTGCTCCAGGATCATGACTGCCTGAACCACCACCACCCCATAGTTGAACCATAACAAGTTCGTTGCCTGTGGTAGCCCAAGTTGGTTTTGACCAAGTTCCATTGGCAGTAAATATTTGTGCGTTTACTGTTTCTGAATAAACTTTTGTTACAGATATACTATTGACAGTTAAATTCGAAAATGCAACTGGTGTTTTTAGAGTAACAGAACTAGACTTAATGGAAGCAACGTTACTGGTAAACCCAATGTAAGAACCAGGATCTATACCTACGCTAGTAGAGTTTATGCTCTTTGCATAATTAGGATCATAAATAGTGTTAGCAGATAAATTACCTGTAACATTTAAAGTTGGAACTCGTAGTTCTGACATAAAGACACCCTTCGGAAACTCAAATTAGTTTTTAATATTTATATATCATAGGAGAGCGAGATGAGCACGCCACAAGAATACTTCAAAAACAACAAGTATGTCCATATCACCAAAATTCTTGATGATAAAACTTGTTCAATGTTATCTGAACATCTTATCAAAATATCAAAAGATTTAAAAGAAGGAGACCATCAGTGTCCCTTATCGCCCTCTATTTATGGAGATCCGGTGTTTGACACTTTGTTGGAAGATTTAAAGCCAGCAATGGAAGAATCAACAGGGTTGAAGTTAAATCCTACTTACTCTTACGCTCGTTTTTATAAGCCTGGAGAAAAACTAAAACCTCACACCGACAGAAGAGAATGCGAAATTAGCGCAACGATTACGCTAGGATTCGATGGCGGCTTATGGCCAATATGGCTGTCAGAATCTACTGATGAAAGAGACAACCCTAAAGAATATAGAGTCGAATTAGGCGATGCTCTTATCTATAGAGGTATGGAAATCAATCATTGGAGACAACCATACAAGGAAGGAAATTGGCAGTGCCAGGTTTTCTTACATTATGTCGATGCTAATGGTAAGTATAAAGATTTAGAGTATGATGGAAGAAAATCTTTAAAAACACAAAAACAACCAATTGTACAAGCCCAAAAACCAAGAAAAGAATATGATGATAGATTTTGGTACTTTGGTAATAAACAGGAAGAAAAACATCTTTGGGTTTACGAAGAAAAATTTTTGTCTAGCGGATTAATTGATTTAATTGTTGAGGGTGGTAAAAAAGAACTAGAACAAGCTACCATAGGTTACGGCGGCAAAGGGGAATCAATAAACAAAGACATAAGAAACGCATATGTTGCTGGTATCGATCCTAAAAATTTCGAATGGTTATATAAGTTAATTGAAAAAGAAATCGCAAAACAAAATTTAGAAAACTACAAATTTAATCTAGATAAAATAGAACACTTGACGTATATTGAATATCATGCTGATGATAAAACTCCTGGCAAATACACCAAACATACGGACGGAGTGATACACAAAACAAGAAAGCTTTCTTTCAGCTTGCTTCTCTCTGATCCTAGCGAATATGAAGGCGGAGATCTATTAATTTGGACTGTTAATGGAGCAGAAGCCATGCCTAAGAAAAAAGGATTAATTGCGTTTTTTCCCGCCTACACTGAACACGAAGTAACTCCTGTTACAAAAGGTGTAAGAAAATCTTTAGTTGGTTGGATTCACGGTCCGCATTTTACTTGAGAGTAAATAAAGTAATTCCGTTTTCTGTGTAAAGCTCTTGTAGATTTTCTTTAGGAAACGTAATAAATTCATTATTTCCGTCCCACAATGGAGGCGAAAGAATAATAGTTCTTTTGCCTTTTTGTTTTAATAATTGCATGTACTGTAAATTGATAGCTGCAGATTGCTTATCATAAAATGGATTAGCGAATATGAAAATATCCCCGTCAATATCATCAAAATTATCCTTTGTCAGTACATCAAAATATAAATCGTTGTTTATTGCTGTCAAAACGCAATTTAAATTGACATGAAATTTTCTAAATTTCGTTGAATAGTAGAAAATGTTATCTAGAGCTTTACTACTGAAGTTATTTTTATTTAAATACGCAGCTGTTAAACTAGAAGTTAAACCTAAAGAAATTATGTTTTTACCAGCAAAATCGTTTAAATTTTGCTTGATGTAATTCATTAATATAGGTTGTTGTCTAAAATTAGGTTCTGCAAAAAATAATAATTCAAAAGCAGTAATACCATCTATTTCATATTCGTTAACATTATCAACGAATATGGCTATGTCATAAGCAGAATTTTTAAATATCTTGTAATATTCCACTAATTGATAATTGTCATATTTCTCATTCATAAAATACGAATTTATTTTTAATAGTAAATTCGTAATTTTTTCTGTTGGCTCGCCTAGATAACTTAGTATTAATGCTTCAATTTCTTGATATAACATATTTCTCCAACCATCTTTTAAAACAAAAGAATGGCATTCTACAGAGTCATTTAATTTGTTATAGTATAATGTTCCAACACTTTCCCAATGAGTGTTAGGTCTATTTTCGTAATTATTTTTAAATTCAATTTGATACCAACCAAGGTTTCTTTTAGTGTCATAGTCACAATTTGTCATTTCTATAACTGTGTTTGTTACAGGATCTGTATAAAAATATGGTAACTTTCTTGGTGAAATATCATCACCATTTTTAAACGCCCATTCTTTGTCAAACATTTATGCGAACCTACTACCTGAGCCAGAATATGTAAAAGTTATACCTGCAGAATTTGAAATTGCATTACCAGAAGTTCCACCAGATCCTCCAGGACCTGTAGCTGAAGGTGCTGGTCCTGGAGGACTGGTTGGGCTTCCGCTGCTTCCATTTGCACCCCAATTTCCTCCATTTCCACCATCACCTGGAGCTCCAGGCGCTCCTTGGCCAGCGCCAGCTGCTGCAAACGTTCCAGCGCCTCCGGCAGGTCCTCCTCCTGCAGAATTGGTTAATCCTCCTCTACCTCCGCCTCCGCCTCCTCCGGCCATTTTAAAACTCCTTTAACTTTACATCAATAGTTGATTTTATTGTTTTAATTTGAACATCGTTTAAATTTTCAATTTCATTAGTATCATAGTACAATTTTACCTGTTGAGTAAACGGTCTTGATCCATCTACTTCATCAACTTCCAACATGGTAAAATTTTCATTTATCCTTTGTAAAGAATATTTATTTTGAAAATAAGATAAACAATTTTCAGTTTCACAAATCATTTTTTTATGTGAAACCATTTCAACATTTTTATTCGACCAATATGTAAAATACCTATTGTACAGTTTACAAAGTTTTTCTACGCTGCAACGAACTTCTGCAATATACCCTTCATTATCAGGGTCTTCAAACGGTAAATATATCTCTGTATGCCCTGTTTCATAATGTACGTCATAAAACAATTCTAAGTCATAAGATTTTCGGTATAGACTATCAATCCATTTAAATGGATCTTTATATATAATTACAGGAACAAGATCGTTTGGCATCTTATTATACCAACTATCGTGTAAACTATGCCTATTTAACTTTCCTTCTAAAATATATTTTTGAATTTTACCAGAATTGTTTTTAAAATTTTTATCAAAAAGTTGTTGTAGATAGTTAGTACCAGATCTATACAACCCCATAGAGAAAATATAATTCATACGCCTTTCCAAGAAACACCTATCAATTGTTTATCATACCAGTCATCATTACCGACAACAAAACCATCCGCTATGAAACCTACTCCTTTGTCTAACATAATACAATAAACAGGTTCATCGGGATCAGAGTTTATTTCCCATTCGCAGCTAGTTTTTGTCCATCCATCTACAGTAGCAAAATTATGAACACCTAAAGGAGATAAAATTTTCATATCATATATCGGGTCGCCAGATTTATGCGATGGCAATACAATTTCGTCTTGTAACCAGCTGTTATAATTGTAAATACCAAAACGTTCGCCTGTTTCGTCTTTAACCCACAACTCATGATCATCTGTTATTCTTAATGGTTTTGCATTTTCATTAGTTTTAAGACGAACAATTTTTCTGTGTCGTTTTAACGTAGTTGGATTTAAATAAAGCACAGTACCTATTTCGCCTGTGAGCGTTTTTAATTTATCTCCAGAAACTATATCGCAGATATTTTTTGTAGTGCCATCATACATTAATATTTGACTATCAGCAGCTAAACAAGGCGGTGATGGTGGTGACGGGGATGGTGCTGTCGCAGAATCCCAATCTCCACCTCCACCTCCACCTCCACCACCGCCACCAATAGTACCGGAGTTTACGATAGTATATGTTGCTGCAGAGGTTAGCCGTATTGCATGGCCTCCGGGCGATCCAGGATCACCAGGATCGGTAGCGTAATTTGTTCCTGATGGTGGAACAGGAGCAGAAGCAAGCCCACCAGCACCGCCTGCACCTCCCATACCTACGATAAATGTGTTTACACCAGTAACGATTCTGACATTTGCGGGCGCTGAACCAGGAAATGATCCAGATTCTAAAGCAGCATTTGCAGTTGATGATGAATATAACACAGTTTGAACAGTAGTTGGTGAAGGAGAAACAAGAGTTACGTTTGCTGTTGCTCTTTTAATACCAGTCCATCCAGCTGCAGCAATTGCGTCATATATGTTATAATTGGCTGTGTTTGTGCTAATGGTAAACGTTTTATAAAATGCACCAGCAACATCAGATACACTAATAGCTGTACCTGGAGTCGAAGGACCAGTACTAAGAGTAGACCTCATAAAAGCATTACTCATGCTAAATGCAGTACCAGGAGTTCCGTCTAGTTCTAAAGATATTGCTGCAAAAGAAACATTAGTTGTTGCTACCATAATTTACTTAGACTCCAAATCTTCCACTTTCTTTTTCAATTCTTTCACCGCTTCGATCAGAACAGCTACTATGTTTTGATAAGCAATACCAATATTGTCAGAATTTTCCACAACAACTTCAGGCAATACTTTCTTAACTTCCTGAGCAATAAGACCTATTTTTTCTTCGCCAGTTTCCTTAACTGTATAAGAAACGCCTCTTAGATTACCTACAGTATCAAGGGCGTTTGTTATTGTCATGATATTGTCCTTAACAGAAATATCCGAAAGAGCAGTGATATCGCCTGTTGCGTAGATAGTTCCATTAACATACAATCTGTAACCATTGCTTACAGTTCCTGGACCAATAAGAGTGTTGCTACCAATAAAGTTTCCTGCCACAACAGATGTAGTGTCATTAGCAGTAAAGGCAGCTAAACCACCAGTAAACATTGTTATGGTGTTAGATCCCATATATTGAAATCTGTTATTGGCTGTAGATTCAAGATGTATGTTTGCGACCTGTAATGTTGACATTAATTAAACTCCTAGAGCCATATAATAATATGTGAATGATACTGCATTAGTGGTTCTGACTGTTGCAGTAGTGGTTGTTGATGCAGTTACCGCATGACCTACTGCAGTGTTAGTGCCACCAGTCGATTGCGGTGTGATTTGCACTGAATATGGCGTAGCAGCAAATGTAATTGGGAATGTTATTGTTCCTGAAGTAGAGTTTGCTACAACTGATCCCCACTGTAAAAGTAATCCATTTGGTAGTCTGCTATATCCACTAGTAGTGATACTCGCGCCTGATAAGTTTAAAGCCGAAGCATTAACAGTAAGCATATTGGCATTTGCTGAAACGTTAATCAGGGTAGAGTTGGCAACTATAACGTTTGCTGAAGAATTTGCGCCTAGAGTTATGCCACCAGCAGAACCTAAAACAATTCTAGCAGCTGCAGAATTGCCTGTTTGCATAGTTAAATTTGTTACACCATCTTTGGTGTTTACTGTAGTTGTTGTTAAGCTTGACATTAGACTATCACTGCCCTTCCACCTGTATCAATTGTCAAGTTAAATCCATCTGCAATGGTCATTGGACCTACTGTAAGTGCATTTTCACCTGCAATAATTGTTATGTTATTACTTTGTGTATTAGAATTTATTCTATATAAATTATTTCTGCTATCGGTTGCACCAATTGCGCCGTTATTACCCTTGTAGTAACCACCAGAGCTAGTGCTTACAATATTACCCCAAGCACTGTTAGAGAACCCTTCAAAACTACTACTGTCTGTATTGAAACGCAACATACCGTTTGCGCCACTAGGTCTTTGCGCAGTAGTACCTCTAGGAACAAAGATAGCATCATTAGACGAAACGTCAAGCGTAACTGCTGGCGAAGTTGTGTTCACACCCAAGCTTCCAGAAGTTCTTAACGTACTAAGTGTTCCAACCTGACCAATTCCAGTATATGCACCAGAAAGCCTAGCTGTTGGCAACACGCCAGTAGTTAAGTTTTCAGCATTAGCATAGTAAGATGCTGGTTGGCCAGCAAAATTGGTAGCATTATTAGAAGTTAGCGTTCCAATATATGTAGCATTGACAAACAACCCTGTAGAATTAGCAACGATGCCTGTATTTGCTAGAACTGATACTGTTCCAGTACTTATTATTGGTCCGCCAGATAATCCGTTTCCAGAAGCTACAGAAGTAACTACAGTAGACCAATAAGCATTAGTAGCAGCACCAGAAGTCAATACTTGTCCAGCAGTTCCTACACCACCATTTGCTGAGATAGAATTAGAGAAAGTAATTCTAGTAGTATTAGCAGAGAAAGAAGCCCCTGTGCTTAGTGTAGCTGCATTAACTAGACCAGTATGATAAGCACCAGTAGAGTTAGCAAGGAATGAAGAAGCTACGTTTAAGAACGATCCAGTAATATTAACATTAGAAGATATAGTTGTATTAGTTCCAGCTAATGTGGTATTGCCGGATAATGTAAAGCTGCCAGTAGTATTGACAATATTAACAGGTATTCTAGCATATGCTAAAGTACCGCTAGAAATATTATCAGCGTTCAATGAAGTAAGCAACGCACCGCTACCAGCAAATCCAGCTGGAGAAATGTTAGCAGAACCGGCACTATTAGCGATAGAAATGATAGAAGTGGTTTGTGTAGTGGTACCACTACCGATAGTAAACGAACCAGTATTAGCTAATGCGATTGTAGGAGAAGTTGTTGTATTTCCTACAAAAGTAATACCAACTGTATTAGCAACAATATTAGCGCCAACAGTATGCGAAGCAGCATTAACAATGCCTGTATACACACCAGTAGAGTTAGCAACTGTAGATGTTCCTACTGTGTGCGAAGCAGCATTGACTGTTCCCGTATGATAAGCTCCAGTAGAGTTAGCAAGGAACGAAGAAGCTACGTTTAGGAATGCTCCGGTGATATTAACATTTGACGATATTGCTGTATTTGTTCCAGCAAGAGTAGTGTTGCCTGATAGTGTAAACGATCCTGTTGTATTAACGATATTGGCTGGTATTCTAGCATAAGCCAACGCACCGCTTGTTAAATTATCAGCATTTAACGAAGTTAAACTTGCGCCATTACCGAAGAAACCAGCTGGTGTAATGTTTGCGCTAGTTGCGCTGTTAGCGATAGAAATGATAGAAGTGGTTTGAGTGGTTGTGCTATTACCAACAGTAAACGAGCCAGTGTTAGCTAGAGTTACTGTCGGTGAAGTAGTTGAATTACCTACAAAAACAATGCCTGTACTGTTAGCAACAATATTAGCGCCAACAGTGTGTGAAGCAGCATTTATTCTTCCTGTATGAGAAAGAAGGCTTGCATTTACTGTAAATATAGAGTTATTGGATGCTGAGTTATAAACAATTAAAGCGTCGAATTTTATACTGTGTGATTCAGCAGGATTGGTTGTTCGAACATCGGTTATGTCAACGTTAGAACCGCCAGCTGTCGTAGAAAACGCAACCGCAGAGCTGTTAACAAACGAAACGAAATAATACGTGTTACCAGATAATGAAGCAATAGGTGTATTACCTGAAGGCACAAAATAATACACTCTGTCATTCAGCTGCATTCTAATGTTAGCATTAGATACAGACAAAGTATCAGTTGCGCTATTAAATCCTGTTGTGTTTGCAACTATGCCGATTGAAGTTGTATTAGCATCAATCAGTAAAGAAGCACCACCAAGGTTTATATTACTTGTTAGCGAAGTTGCCGTGCCACCCAGAACAGTATTACCAGAAAGCGTGAACGAACCAGTAGTGTTAACAATATTGGCAGGAATTCTAGCGTATGCGAGAGTTCCTGTTGTCAAGTTATCAGCATTCAGTGAAGTTAAAGCAGAGCCATTTCCGAAGAAACCAGCAGCTGTGATATTCGCGCTTGTTGTAGAATTAGATACAGAAACGTTAACAGTAGTAATATTAACGTTACCAGCTGTATTACTGATATTTAAACGACCAGAAGTTTGAGTTGTTGTACTGTTACCAATGGTAACATTACCACTATTTGCGAATGTTATTGTTGGCGAAGTAGTTGAATTACCAGTCCATACCACTGCAGCAGAATTAATTAATAGATTAGCCCCAAAATTAACGTTACTGTTAAAATAACCAGTGTTGGCGTACAAGATCCAAAGTTGTGACGCATTACCAAGATTTATATTATTTGCAGTAGGAGTTAAAGAACCAGTATATTCTGTTGTACCAGTTTGTGTAGTTGTACCTGTGATAAAGAAGTTACCTTGAACTCTCAAATCACCAGAAACATTAGCAGATCCTGTTACTGTTAGCGCAGCATCTGGTCCAGTATTATTGATACCAACTCTGTTATTAATACTATCTACAAACAGAACACCGGAATCAACGTTGACATTAGCAGTTCCGATAGAAACGGTATTAATGTTACCAGCAGAAGAATTTACTTGTAGTAAAGAAGAACCTAAAGAGACATTACCTGATGTTAGAGTAGATAATGTTCCAACAGAAGTTATACCAGTGTATGCGCCCGAAATTCTAGCTGAGGCAATTGTTCCGCTGGTAATATTAGCGGCAGCTACAGTTAAGTTAAATCCATTACCAGTAAACCCAGCAGGTGATATGCTTGCGCTTGTAGAATCGTTAGCTAATAATATAGAAATTGCTGTGGTATTTGTAGTGCTGTTACCAATAGCAATAGAACCACTATTAGAAATCGCAATGGTTGGTTTTGTAGTGTTTCCAACAAATGTAATACCTGTACTATTAGCTACAATGTTTGCTCCAACAGTATGTGAAGCAGCGTTTATAGTTCCTGTGTGATAAGCACCAGTAGAATTTGTAACAAAAGCTGAAGCTACGTTTAAGAAAGACCCAGTAATATTAACGTTACTAGAAATAGTTGTATTTGTGCCAGCTAACGATGTGTTTCCAGAAAGTGTGAATGATCCAGAAGTATTTACGACTTGAGCAGACAAACGAGCATTGAGTAATGTGCCGATTGTTAAGTTTTCTGCATTTGCGTAATAAGAAGCCGCTTGTCCAGCAAAATTAGTTGAATTATTCGATGTACCATTAAAAGCAGTAGAATTTACAGTTGAATTGACAACTGAATTACCAATGGTAATACTAGCGGGTGTAATGTCAACTTCGATTGTTGAATTGGCGACAGTTAGTAATACCGTATTAACGCCATTATTTCCCATGAACGCATTGGTAGTAGAATTACCAACTGATATTCTATCGCTAGATAACTGAGAAACGCCGACAGAAACTGCAGTTGTGTTAACTGTTGTTGTACCGATTTTCAAGTCAACTGCAGTTAGATTAGCTGTGGCTGTTGAATTCGAAACTTGTAAAAGGGAGCTGTTTTGTGTGGCATTTATTGTTGTATTACCAACAAGGATTCTACCAGGAACAACTGTACCAACAACAGTTAGATTCGAACTTAATGTAACGTTGCCGGAAACATTGGCTGTTCCTGTAACTGTTAATGATGCATCTGGTGATGTGTTGTTAATACCTACACGAGCTATATCGCCATTAGCGAAAATCAAGCTGGTGTTTACTATTAAACCATTTTTAACGACAAAGTCTTTTTCTGCCATGGTTCCCTTTCCCCTAATAGCGTTCTATAACTATTTATATTTATTCGGGTTTAGAAGGCCAAACAATATCTTCTGTATTAGAAAATGTTTCGGTAATATCGCGCAATGTTTGACGATAAACTATCCATTCTTGTTTTTTAGATTCAGTAAGTGGTGAGTCAGGTAAAACCGTCCAATCACATTCTGAAAGTAACAAGTTTCTAGATTCTCTTACTAAATCCCATGACATTGGTGTTGGAGGATCTAAACTAATCCAACCATTTTCTGTTAATTGCATACCAATACCACCATCGTGATTATTGGCTACCTCTTGACCTTCAACTGGTATCCACTGTTCTGGGGTATCCAGCATAACAGCTGCTACGCAAATTTTGGTGTTACTATCTAAAATACAAATTCTCATATTACCACTCCACAATAATTATGCCTTGGACACCAGCGCCTCCTGCGCGAGCGGTCGCGGACGAACCAGATTTACCACCAGCACCACCTGCTCCATATCCTTCAGCAACGTCACCAGTTGCACCAGCAGCAGTTCCTGGATGCCCGCCACCAAAACCTAACCCAAAATTTGTACTTCCACCTACTCCACTTACAGGGTTAGTTGCAGCAGCAACACCACCAGAGTGTCCTTTATCACCAGTAAAGTTCCAAGTTCCACCAGTACCTGTTCCTGCGATCCCACCACCGCTGATTGTAGCAGAAGTATTACCTCCGCCACCACCACCAGCATTATATACAACTGCGTTATATGTTGTATTTGATGCACCACCCGCAGTTCCTTGAGCGTTAGTACCCGCACCAGAACCCGCTGCACCAATGTTATAAGTCATTGAAGTTTGACCAGAAACAAAGTTGTAAAACCCTACAACAACTGCTCCAGAACCACCGCCATTACCAACGTGACCTGCAGTAGCAGCAGATCCTCCGCCTTGTCCACCACCACCGACAACAGTAACTTTCCAACGTCTTACGCCAGCCGGAACTGACCAAGAAGTTCCTGTATCAAGAATTTGAAGGTTTGAACCAAACCCGATACCAAATCCAGAAAAATTATTAGCTGTGATGTTGTTTGTAACCGTTAAATTACTAGACAAAGATGTATTTGTAGAAACAAAAAATCCAGTAGCATTAGTAACTAAAGTATTAGCTACTGAACCTGTAGAAATTGTAATTGCATTTACTGTAGAATTTGATCCAATAACAACGCCACCAGCTGCTGGTAAAATAATATCACTAGCATCTGTGTTACCAGTCGTAATTGTTAATGAAGTTAAGCCATTTTCTGTAACAATATTAGATACTGAAATCGTACTCATACTATAGCCACCCTTGCTCCTGACGCAACCGTTAATGTTATTCCAGCCGCTACTGCGATTGGTCCTGTTGCTTGCGCATTTTCTCCAGCTGCGATTGTTGTATTAAAATTTAATGTATTGGCATTTACGCGAAACAAATTTTGTCCACCAGCTGCTAATGTTCCTACTGTTGCTGAACCGCCTTTATAATAACCGCCGCCAGCAGCAGCTGCCCAGTACACATTTCCTGTAGCACCCGATGTAAGAACTTGTCCTGCAGTTCCAACACCACCGTTTGCTGTTATAGTTGTTGTACCAAGAACAACGTTTGCAGATAGTGTTGCTATGCCAGCAATTGCTACGTTACCACCGAACTGCCCTGTTGTAGTAGCTGCGAATGAACCGTTTACTTCAAGTCTATATGCTGGAGATGTGGTACCGATACCTACATTGCCGCCAGAGGGGTTGAGTGCCAGCGGCATGACAGCAGCGCCTCCGTCTTCCGCTTGCAGGAAGCTTGCATAGTCCGTGGCGCCAGCAGCGACACGGCGGCCAACGTACTGGGAATTGTCGGAGCGGGTGTAGTCCGCAAAAAACACGGCGCTGCGATAGAGGGCGGACGGCGATGCTGTGCCACCGCTGTAAGAGGTGTGGAGCTTGTAGCTTGGTGAGCTCGTACCGACACCAAGATTACCATTCGCAACAAGAGAAAGATGATTGTTATTATTTGCGCCAAGGTATAACACACTACCTGAATTAATAGGTCTAATATAGGCGTCCGTTCCATCTCCTTGTAATAGGAGATTATTAGAGTAAAAATTACCAGAACTAACGTTAACAGTTCCAGTAAATGTTGGTCCAGCAAGAAGTGCATAACTAGCAGCGGCAGTACCACCAAGGAACGATGCGTTGTTTGCAGATATTGTGCCGATGTAAGTAGCATTGACAAACAAACCAGTCGCATTAGCTACAACACCAGTATTTGCTAAGATAGAAACGGTGCCTGTGGTAGTAATTGTACCACCTGTCATACCGTTACCAGTAGCAACAGAAGTTACGGTACCTCCGGCATTATCATCCGCAGCCCAATAAGCAGCTGTGCCATTTGAGTGTAGTACTTGACCAGCCGTACCAAACCCACCATTTGCTGATAGTCCCGAACTTCCTAAAACAACGTTAGCAGAAAAAGTAGTAATGCCAGTGCGTGTAAATGCTGCTGTTGTATTGATTACGTTAGCAGGTATTTGAGCATATGGAAGAGTGCCAGTTGTTATGTTAGTAGCGTTAGTGTAATAAGAAGCTGCTTGACCACCTAAATTGGTGGAATTATTTGCAGTTAATGCACTATTGACATTCAGCGCAGATTCAGCTTTACTATATGCTGTTGTTGCGTTATTAACGTTTAGGTTGCCTTCGGTCTTATTATTCAGTAACGAAGCATTACTTGCCGTTCCAGTAAATGATGTAGAATTAATTGTAACGTTTACTGTTGTATTACCGATAGTTACATTACTAGCAATAAATGTACCAAGGTATCCAGTTTCAAAATAGCTATTACCATTAATAAGACCTATTGACATACCTTCAAGGTTCGAATTAGCAGTGATGATGTCAATACTATTATTGGTGTATCTCCACTTTGTGGTAGATCCAGTATTACGACCTATTTTCCAATTGTTGTCAGCAAGACCACCAAGATAAATCGCGCCAGTATTTGTAGTAATACCAATACCATTTCCGGTAAATGATACGTTTGCGGAGAATGTGTGGATATTTGTCCAAGCGAACTGAGCGGCTGTGTTAACACTACCCGATCCACTTACAGTCGACCAATATGTAGAAGATCCATTAGTTGTTAAAACTTGACCTGCAGATCCCGTGCTACTATTTGCAGTAACAGCAACTTGACCCAAATTAATATTAGCATTAAATATTGTTGGTGAAGAAACACTAAAAGCACTTGTAATACTATTAGCAAAAACTGACCAAATTGCTCTTTCACCATATGCGGTATTTGTTGAATAAAAGACGAAGTTGTCATCATTCTGCTGTCTCATACCGACATAAGAAGCCGTGTTGACAGTTTGGAATCTTATATTTTTATTATTATCAATACTAACTGAATTTGTTATTCTTTGATTAACAAGATTTGCACCAACTGTAATAACAGCAGAACCGTTAGATGTGTAAAGAATACCATCCGCCATATTAAGGGCGAATTCACCTGCAGCGATGTATTGGGAATTTGTGGCGTATGACCCCGTTGTATTCGGGGTGCGACCAGTTGTGCTGGTGCGCTTTACCTGAAAGACGTTATTGGCCAATATTGGCTCTCCTCAATCAATCGCTTATATAAGCGAGGTTAAAAGTTATCAGAAGTATTTACTTCTTTTGTTTTCTTTTTATTTAGTTTCTCAACTTGAGACTCTAATTCATTTATTTTTGTTTGAAGTTGAGAGTTAATCAATTCAGTATATTTTAATTGCGTTTCTAGGAGGATGCGAGATTTCACACCCTCCGTAACGTCGTTAAGTAATCTTTCGATGTATAAATTTACAAATTCAGGACCCATGACAATTTTCCAATTTACTTTAATTTAGATTTCAGTATAATCAGTAATGAACCAATGAAGCTATTAGATTAAAGTTGTTTGGTTCTTCCTCTTCTATAACCTTCTGGTAACTGTTCAAGCTTATTTATTCTCTTGTTTGTCTCACCGTTAGTTATCCAGATAAGATTAGATACGGATTGAGAAATCTTACCTCTAGATTCTTCAGATTGCTTAACGCCCATCTTTTGTTCGGATATTCGACGCTTGGTCTCTTCTGTGTGAGAACCTGTAAACCCTTTGTAAAATCCTTCTTTTGCTCTCACTTGTCGTTGACGATCTAGATAATCAGGGTCAGACCAAAGTTTTTTAGATTTTTGTTTTCTTAACTGAACTTGTGCAGGGTCTTGGAACTGTTTTTGGTTGGCCTCGCGAAGTTTTTGTTTGGTTTCTTTTGAAACAACTTTTCCTTTGTTGGCTTCAGATATTCTCTGGTTTCTTAATGGTGAGGCGGATATCTTTTGACCGACAGTTAGTTTAGATGTTTCATTAGCAGACCAATGATTTTTATTCACATTATGTAGATTATAGTATCGTTTACCAAGTTCATTCAGTTTAACTAGGGCTAAAAATTCGGCTTCTAGATCAAACATTTCTTTGATGGATGTAATATTTGTTTTTAATATTTTGCGTTTAAAATCATTAGGTCTTCTACGATATGCATCTCTCATCCAATTAGATGAACAAATATAAGAGTTTTCGATTTTACCCCAATGACATCCGATGTAATATCTTTTATGTTTACGATCAAACCAAATATAAACAAATCCATACTTTTCCATTTAAATACTCCCTTTGAGGTTATCTCAGGGAGTATTTAGTCAAAAGTATAGTGTACTAAAAAGTTCCACCGTCTAGAGTATCATAAACGATAGCAGTACCGTTAGACTGCACGACATAACCAGAAGTTCCAAGAGCTCTTGCAGTTACACCACCAGTGGCGTTTGTA